AGACCACCGAACCGGCCCCATGAACAATTTCGGGAAAATGGACAAGTGGCTGGGAAAAGTCATGACGATCAGAGAATGCCTTTTGTCCGGATACTGGATGGAGGAAGATTACGGCGAAAATATCGGATACGGCTGGTGCTGGGATGATGACATGATTTCCGGCCTTGCCGAGCCTGGGCGGGAACCCTGCACCGTGGAACTCCGCTTTGACGGGATGATTACCACGGCCACGCTGAAACGGGGCGGGCGGGACGTGAAGACCGCAGAAGCCCGGTGCAATCCGACGGATACCTACAGCAGAGCGGAGGGCGCAAGGGTCACCGTTGAGCGGCTTTTTGAGAAGAAGCGCAAGGAGGTCAAGCCAAAGGAGAGCGAGCCGAAGGTGGGAGACAAGTTCGTGATTGTAGGGAGATCTCGCTTCCACATGTTTAGCATCGGTGAAACCGTCAGGCTTATTTGTATTTGTGAGCAAGGTAAACGTTACGAAAATTGCCGTGGCCGGGGTCAGTGGGTTTGTGATTCCGACGTTAAGCCCTACAAGGAGAACACCAAATGACACCCAACGAAACGACCCAGCTTCGTACAATGGCGGAGATGAACCGCCGCTTGCGCCGGGAAAATGAGCGTCTGCGGGAATCCCTATTGCTGGAATCGAAGGAAAGCAAGGCGTTTGACGACGAGAACGTGGAGCTTTTCGACGTAGTTCACAAAAACCACGACAGGAGGTGAACGATATGGCAAGCAGAAGCAAGCCCGTGGATGCCCGGTGGGAGCCGGTGCCGGAGAACCGGAAGCCGTTCAATATCAAGGGATGCGTTTTCCGCGTTCTCCCATATGCGGGGCTGAATCTGGTGCTTTTCTGGTGGCAGCAGGCCGGTTTGCTGGCAGACAGGGCGGCAGTTCCCGCAATGTGGGTGTGCGCTATCCTGATGGGTGCCGGTATCGGGCGTTGCATCAGAGGGCGGTAAAGGATACACATCTTAAAAACAGGAGGATTTCTAATGTACGATCCAAAATCAATTTTGCAGATGGCAAGGGGCGCGTTTCAGGAGCGCGTGGATTTGGAGATGGCGAAAGTCATTGATAATATCCTTGACCCCAACACCAAACCGACGCAGAAACGAAAGCTGACGCTCACAATCGAGTTTACACCGGACGATGATCGACAGAACATCGGCGTCAGTGTTGCGGTAAAATCAGCACTTGCGCCTACTACGCCCGCGAGAACAACCCTTTGGGTTGCTGGGGATGACAGCACTGGAGAGTGCCAGGTTGTCGAAATGGTGCCCCAGGTTCCAGGGCAGATGTCCATGGACGGAGAAGAGCAGGAAGCCCCCGCGTCTCTGAAAATAATTAAAATGGCCTGATAGGAGGAAAAACAATGTTGAAAGAAGCAATCGAAAAAAT